CATGACTGATCGCAACAAGTTTGAAGAAATGCTTGAGCGTCTTGTAAACGAAGACAAAGAAGGTGCAGAAGCATTATTCCACGAAATCGTAGTGGAAAAATCAAGAGATATTTATGAATCACTACTCGAAGATGAAGAAGTTGAAGAAACAACTGATGAAGAAGTAGATGAAGCAACTGATGAAGAAGTAGATGAATCAGACGAAGACCTAGACGAAGCAACTGATGAAGAAGTTGACGAGTCAGACGAAGACCTAGATGAAGCAACTGATGAAGAAGTTGAAGAAGGCATGTTTGACGAAGGCGGCGATCCAGCTGACGAACTAGGAATGGACATCGAAATGCCAGGCGCAGACGATGGTGATATGGACATGGACATGGACATGGGCGACGAAGAAGGCGCTGATGACATGGGCATGGGCGACGAAGACGGTGACGTTGAAGATCGTGTTGCAGACCTAGAAGACGAACTAGAAGCACTTAAAGCAGAATTTGCAGATATGATGGGTGACGAAGGCGACGAAGATGACGACGAAGCAGGCGACATGGACATGGACGGCGGCGAAATGCCAATGGATATGGATGCAGAAGAACCAGAAGAAGAAGCCTATGCTTTTGAATCAGATGACGAAGAAGTTGAAGAAGCAACAGACGAAGTTGAAGAATCAAAACTTCCAAAGTCAAATTCAGAACTAATGCGTGAATATGCAGACAAAGTAGCACCAGCCAAAATGGGCGACAATGGCGCAAATGCAAAATCACCAACAGCAAAACCAAACAACATGGGTGGCACAAGTGCTAACATAGTTGCAGGTGGCGACGGCGGAACAGGCGGAACACAAGGTGGTCTAGCAGCTCCAACAGCAAAAGATATGAATACCAAGAACGTAAATGTTCCTGGTGCTAAAGGGGCGACAAAAATGTCAAACCAACCCGGCCACGGTGCCGAGAAGAAAGGTGCTGCACCTGACCAAGACGCAGGCGCAGGTTCACCTTTAAATGGCGCTCCAAAAAGAGCGAAGTAAGGACTGAAGTATGAATTTACTAAGTGAAAGTTTGAGTTTTGACCAAGCTAAAGTGATTGTTGAGTCTGCTAATGAGGGCAAAGACCTTTACATGAAAGGTATTTGTATTCAAGGCGGAGTACGCAACGCAAATCAACGTGTATATCCCGTTAACGAAATTGGCAGGGCTGTCACCACGCTCAACGAGCAGATTAGCAATGGTTTCTCAGTACTAGGCGAAGTAGATCATCCAGAAGGACTTAACATTAACATTGACCGTGTAAGCCATATGATTACAGAAATGTGGATGGATGGCCCAAACGGTTACGGTAAACTAAAAATACTACCAACTCCGATGGGACAACTAGTTAAAACAATGCTTGAAGCAGGTGTTAAACTAGGTGTTTCATCGAGAGGTAGCGGCAATGTCAGCGAAAGTGGCAATGGCGAAGTTTCCGATTTTGAGATTATAACAGTAGATGTAGTTGCCCAGCCAAGTGCTCCGGGCGCCTACCCAACACCGATTTACGAACACCTTATGAATACCCGAGGCGGTTATAAGGCGTTCCTAACATCCAGGGAAGTTCAAGGCGATAAACAGGCACAAAAATATTTAAAAGAGAGCTTATTAGATGTAATAAGCAAACTCCGCTAACTAGGAGAGGAGATCATATGTTAGACTCACTTAAATCACTCTTCGAAAACTCAGCACTATCGGAAGAAGTGCGTTCAGAACTAGAGGAAGCATGGAACGCTAAAGTTGAAGAAAATAAACTTCAAGCCACTGCGGAACTACGTGAAGAATTTGCTAAAAAATATGCACATGACAAAACAACAATGGTGGAAGCTATTGATGCTATGCTCAGTGAAAAACTAGCAGAAGAAATTGCAGAGTTCCACGATGACCGCAAACAACTAGCAGAAGCAAAAGCTAAGTTTGCAGTTGCACAGCGTAAAAATGCTAATTTAATGAAATCATTTGTTAGTGAACAACTAGCAAAAGAAATCAAGGAACTACACGCAGATCAAAAAGTAACAAAAGACAAGTTTGTTGCTCTAGAAGAGTTTGTAGTTGAATCGCTTGCAAAAGAACTTGCAGAGTTTTATGAAGATAAAAAAGATCTTGCCGAAACAAAAGTACGTTTAGTACGTGAAGGCAAAGCACATGTTAATAAAGTTAAAACTGACTTTATTAAGAAAAGTGCAGCATTAGTATCAGAAGCAGTGTCAAAAGGACTTAAGAAAGAAATTTCGGCACTAAAAGAAGATATTGATCAAGCACGTGAAAATGATTTTGGCCGTAAGCTATTCGAAGCATTTGCTAACGAATATCAACACAGTTATTTGAATGAAAGTTCAGAAACAGCAAAACTGCTTAAAGTTGTAGATACAAAAAACAAACAAATTGTAGAAGCACGTCAAGCAGCGGCTAAAGCGATCAAACTTGCGGAAGCAAAGTCAATCGAAGTTAAATCGATTAACGAATCAAACACCCGCAAAGACACTATTAATGCATTGGTTTCGCCATTGAGCAACGACCAACGTGACATTATGACAGACTTACTGGAATCAGTTCAAACATCTCGTTTAAGAGCATCGTTTGACAAATACCTGCCGGCGGTAATAGACGGTAATACTCCAGCGAAGAAGAAGGCAGTACTATCAGAGGCAAAAGAAGTAACAGGCAACCGAACACAACACAATGACATCAAAGCAGACGCAATCGACTCAAACGTAGTTGATCTTAAACGTCTAGCTGGATTATAATAAGGAGATACCAATGTCAGAACTACTAGAAAGTCGTTGGAATGATACCAAGTCAGCACTTCTTGAAGGCCTTCAAGGCAATAAGAAAGCAGTAATGGCTTCAACCCTAGAAAATACCCGTAGGTATTTGGCTGAAACTGCAACTGCGGGTGCTACATCTGCCGGTAACATCGCAACACTAAACCGTGTGATCCTTCCAGTGATCAGACGTGTTATGCCAACAGTCATCGCAAACGAGATTGTAGGCGTACAACCAATGACTGGCCCAGTTGGCCAGATTCACACGCTACGTGTTCGCTATAGCGACACAGCAGGCACAGGCGCAAGCGGTGCAGTAGCTGGTGAAGAAGCACTAAGTCCATTTAAGATTGCTGAAGCATATTCAGGTAACGCTACATCTGCAAAAGCAGATGCAACAGCAGCACTTGAAGGCGCAGCGGGTAACCGTTTGTCAATTCAGATCTTAAAGCAAACTGTTGAAGCTAAAACACGTAAGCTATCAGCACGTTGGACATTCGAAGCCGCACAAGACGCACAGTCGCAGCACGGCATCGACGTTGAAGCAGAAATCATGGCAGCACTTGCTCAAGAGATTACTGCTGAGATCGACCAAGAGGTCCTAGCATCTCTTAACACACTAGCTGGTACAGGTACAGATACATTTGACCAAGCAGCAGTTAGTGGTACAGCAACTTTTGTTGGTGACGAACATGCTGCACTTGCAGTACTAGTTAACCGTGCAGCTAACCGCATTGCACAGCGTACACGCCGTGGCGCAGGTAACTGGGCAGTTGTATCTCCAGCAATCCTAACAGTTCTACAAAGTGCTACAACTTCAGCATTTGCACGTACAACTGAAGGTACTTTTGAAGCACCAACTAACACTAAAATGGTTGGTACATTGAACAACGCAATGAAGATCTATGTAAACACATATGCATCAGATGATGATGTATTAGTTGGTTACAAAGGTACAAGTGAATCAGATGCAGCAGCATTCTATTGCCCATACATCCCACTTATGTCTTCAGGTGTTGTCCTAGATCCAAGTACATTCGAACCAACAGTTTCGTTCATGACACGTTATGGATATGTTGAGCTATCGAACACTGCTTCGTCTCTAGGTAACGCAGCTGACTACTTGGAAAAAGTAGAAGTAACTGCAAACAACCTAAGCTTCTCGTAAGTTTAAACTTAACTAAAACGAAAATAGACCCTACGGGGTCTATTTTTATGATAACTATTTGCATGGAGTAATATAATATGCCAATAGGACAAATAATAAAATACAACAAAAAAAGAAAGTATAGTATAATAAGACCTAAAGAATGGGGTCCAGAATTGTACGATGTTCTTTTTGAAACAAAAGATTTTAAAGCATTATTAGGTGATGTAGTTGAATACGACGAAATATTATCAAATGGAAAAAAATATGCATCAAATCTTAGAAAAATACAAAAAACTGGTTGACTTTCTTTTTGTATATGTTATATTAAATACATAACTAAGACGACGGTCTTTTAGTTAGATAGTGCAAGGAAATGTCGTTTTGTAAGGACGATAACTTGGCTAGTAGCTGTAGTGGCAGCACATGAGCGTGGAGACACGAAGATGTGTATTTCGAACGTAACTGTTTGATGCTAGGCGCAACCGAACGTATGAAAGTACTTACTAGGTTGTTGGAGGTGTAACTGAGCCCTTCCTATCACTTTATTATTAAAAGGTCTACCCACTGATGCGGTAGGCCTTTTTTTATGAACATTATAACCCATTTTATTCTTTTAGATAAATACTTGTGTAGGTATAAAAGAGCCAGAAAAACTGGACTTACGCAGAATACCATCTGTGTAGACCTAGAACGTCATAAGGAGAAACAAAATGGGACGTCCACTAAAAAAAGATATTAACGGTGTTGATGTTATCGGCGATGCTGATGGCAACACTGGTGTAAGAGTAGAATTCTACGATGCATCATTAAGAACAGACGGTGCTATAGTTAAGCAGCGTGGAGCAAAAACTTTTGTTTGCACACAAGATGCAAACGTAGGTTCGCCGAACATTAAAGATTCAACAAGTACAACAACTTGTGTTCTTAAAAATGGTGCACCAAGTGCTGAAGGCGAAATGCGTATGTTTGGCTACGTAGGTTCAAACTCAGGCGCCGAAGTTAATCTTGCAAAAATCACAAAACGTGTTGCTACTGACTTCTCAGGTAATAGATATACTTGGGCATTAGAAAACGATTCGACAAACGATTACATTGTACTAACAGCAGTTTAAGGAAACTTAAATGGCTGAACGTTTTAATCGCATAGGTACTGACAAGTATACCATATCTGTAAATACTGATGGAGAGATTGTTCTTGACGTTGGGTTAACAGGTAAGGTTACTATTAATGGCGACTTAGATGTACTAGGCGATCAAACTAGTATTGGGTCGGCAGAATTAATAGTTGATGATAAAACTATCACTATTAATAATGGCGATCCCGGCGGAGACGGCGGGATCACTGACGTTGGCGATGGTAACGGCAGAAGCTCTGGTATTATTGTTGATCGTGGCCCAGATGCGTTTAATGCAAGATTTTTGTATGATGAAACATTAAAAACCATAAGAAATGGCGCACAACCGTCTAATGAAGGTGCGTATATTTTCAAACTAGATAGTGGAGATCTTTCGGGTATTCATACTAGTAGTGTTATTTCTACTGAAGATCAAAACTTATATTTGATAGGCGGCGGTACTGGTGTCGTTGATGTTACTGGTACTACTGATTACGAACAACAAATATGGCCTTATACCGGAAGTGATATTACTCCGGATGTATCTCAAACCAACGGACTTAGTGTCCCTACAAATGACGATGCATTGGTTAATGCTAGAGGATTGATTGATTTTGTAGATGGATATTTTACATACAACTTCCAGGATAAGATAACAACAGGTACATTAGATCCGACAAGTGTTCAAGTATACGATACCGAAACAGGTGGCGGAACTAGTCGAGTTGAAATAGCAGTTGATCAAAGTGTTATTGCTACGTTTTTTCAATCTAGAGTTGAGTTTGAAGATTTAAGATTTGATGATAATATTGTTACTACCTCAGGTATTAATAGTGATATAATCTTAAAAGGATCAGGAACAGGAAGAGTACAAATTGATGGCTGGTTAAACTTTACAGAAGAAGTAACGCCAGCAAGCCCACCGAGTGCAGGTAGTACTTTATATAGTAAAACACTTGGTGATGGCGGTACTGGTTTATATTTTATAAACGCAGACGGTACCGAAGACGAACTTGTAAGCAGAAATAAAGCGTTGCTTTATAGTATTATTTTTTAAGGAAGAAACAATGGCGATAGTAAATGCAGCAATATTAACAACAGATACAACTCTTTTAACTGTACCAGCAGAAAAGAAGTTTGCATTAACAACTCTGCTAATATGTAATACAGGTCTCAATGACGGAACAGGTAGTAATGATACTAAAGTTGATGTTCATATTATTCCTAATGGTGCAGTCAAAACAACTGATAACTTAATATTAAATGATTTAGAAATTGGTGCAGCTGATACGTTTACATTCTCGGCAGAACGATTAATATTGGAAGCAGGAGACAGAGTTATGCTAATAGGAGCAGCGCCAACAAATCTATCAGCAACATTAAGTTATTTGGAAGTGTAAATGAGTTATATTAAAAGACAGTCGATACATAGCAGAAAAATAGGGGATAAAACCTTTATTCTCACATCTGATGGCGACATGGAAATGAACCTTGCCGAGGGCAAGGAGTTTCGTGTAAATGCCAATATGATCACCACAGGTGATACAACTGGTCCAAAGGTTACTAACGTATATTATGTTACTGAAGATGGAAATGACGACAATGATGGTAGAAGTGCAGATAAAAATGGCGCATTTGCTAGTATAAAACGTGCATCAGAAGTAGCTCCGATTGGTTCAACTATTATTGTTGCGCCAGGCGACTACTATGAAAACAATCCAATAACATTGAGAGATTTTGTTACTGTTACTGGACAAGGCGAACTTAGAAATACTAGAGTGTTTCCGAAGAATCCTACATCGGATTTCTTCCTTATGGGCAATGCGTGTTATTTGTATCAGATAACATTTAGAGGATTACGTGCGCCAGGTTGGTGTGCAAGAATACGCCCAGGCGCACTTGTTACAACATCACCATATGTACAAAACTGTACTAATATGAACGGTCCTTGGCTGAACGATGGTACTGAATTTATTCCTTTTGAAACTGTTCAAATCGAAGGAATCACACCAGGTGCAAAGCCAATATTGTTGGCAGATAACCCAAATGTTCCACTAGAAAAACAAATTAACCCAAACGGTGGCGGAGGCGGCCTTTTAGTCGATGGCGA